CGATAATTTGATCCATGGGGGCGCGCGCCAGAGATGGCACGTCCATCTGCCAAGCCACGGCGGCCACGTAACACTCTGATGGGTCAAAGACTCGGTCCAAGTTAGCCCTCGCTGATGTATTGCGCATCTTCAAAAGGCTCTCGAAAGTGGATTCGGACCACTCCTCGAGGCCGCGGGCCTCGGGAGCGCGTCTATCATAGAGCGTCTCAACGTGGCACAACTTCGGAGCATGGGGCTTAGCCATATCGCAATAAGCCCTCCAATGCATTTCGCCGCAGTTGTGTAAGACTTTCCCCACACCGGGGGAATCGACATTCCCTAAAGCAATGGAAAAGAAACGGGTGGCACAAAACCTATGGTAGGTCTCGTCCTGCCGCACTCCGTTCCGCTTCCCCGTCTCTGAGTCAGTGGTATAATTCACGGCGGTAGATGCGCTCCAGGCGATCTTACCAAGCGCTTTGAGGGGCTTGGGAACCATAAAGGCCATGGCCGTGACGGGATCCGCGTCCTTGGGGATACCGATAACTGCACTGCAAAATTCGAGAATAGCTTTCCTGCCACAATTCCCGTTCTGATTGGGCACGCGCGCAATCTCATACGCGAAGCCCGCCAGATCGCCCATACATGTAACAATGCGGGCGTTGAGCTCATCCGGCGTGACTTCTTCCGTGCCCTCACCAACCTCCTTCATAACGATCAAACTCGCGAGCATCGATTTGTCATCGCCTTCGTTTTTCGCGGCGACGCGCTGGTCTTCAGCGAAACTGTGGGTCCTCCTGACCCCGTGGGACCAATCGGAGGTATCCCAGTACGCATGAAGCGATCGCTTGGCGTTGGCGCGGTGCCAAAGCCACGCGTAATAGGCGGTCTCGCCGTATATGGTACGGACGATGACCCCCTCTTCAGCTTCGGCCATACGCCGATTAAATGCGCTCGTGGGTCCAATCCCGCTTAGAAGGAGGATGGTGTATGCCTTGAAGATAAAGACTCCGAAAAGATGCTTAAGCCGTAATTCTGTGGGGCGTTTCAACTCGTTGGCTTTCAAGTTGAATAGCGCCACAAAATCTCCCCACCAAAAAGCACGAGCACACTCGCAATAGTACTCGCACATGGCGTTCCAATGACCCTCGGTCCAGCAGCGGTCATTGGCTTTTTTATCGTAGGAGAGGCCTACCCACTTCTTGGGGCACATGGCGAGCATCTCGCCGAACGCTGCCCTTTTCGCAGAGTCGCTTAATCCTTTGATGTGTGCGTGGTTGAAAGAGATTTTGTGAACCTCTTCCATGGATTTGGTGACTGGCGCGGTGCGCGCCTGGTGGAGTGCTTCCTTGCCGGACACGCCGGGCATGGTGACGAAACGAGCCCGTTCGCCATCTTCGCCGGCCTTGTTAAAACAATTGCCCATGAACGTGGCCAAGTCATCATCGTCTGCGACGCTACGAAGGTGGTCGTCGTACAACGCCTTCTCGAACGCCTCGATGGACATGGATCCAGGCCCGTTCTCGCCAATAACGAGATTGAGCGCGCCGTCCAAGCTGCACCACATACCCGCCTTAATCTCCTGCGCCGCGAGGTCCTTGAGAACAGCGCGCAGGGCGGTAAGGTCGTTAGCCTTGGGCCCTTTCCGGAGATTAAAATCGTACCTCTTATCTCCGTCGGCACCCCCGGCATCTAAAGATACCGTGACATGGCAGAAGTGACGTGTGACGCCGGATATCATCGAGACGGGGTGTTTGGTGTCCAGCGGCGGTGGCTTGCCGAACAAATTAGGACCCGTGATGATAGCCCCGGCATTGACCTCATGTGCCCGTTGAGCCCAGATGTCGAACTCATTTTCCTCGGCAATGAAGGCCAACCCCTGATCGGGCAATTCCCCGCTGACTTCTGTTGCGGGCCGCAAGGGCAAGGCGTAATCGATTTCGCCATACCGCTCATTCATGAGCGCCGCATGATCGTCAACAAGGTCCGACAGTGGTGTTTTGTCACTCCCGCCTTTCACGTACGGGGTGTGGGATTTAACAGCCAAGATCTCATGCGTTGAGGCCTTGGTTAAGGAAGCATCCACAATAAGAGCCATCAATGTCGTCATGAGGATCTGCACCATGAGAGCTTCTTCCGCCATAGTAGGCAAAACTTGCTTCTTCTCGCGCATCTCCTCAACATACGCACTCACCATAGTTGCCGGTTTGCCATAGACGTACG